ATATTAATTGGGATAATTGTCCTAAGTATAGAACAATAGGCCTTAAACGTTTGTTAGAAGATACTGATGCAATAATTAAACCTAAAATGTATTTGCGTGTTACTATAGATGTGCCAATTTCATTTGAAGAAGCAACATTTATTAAAGAAACATTTGTTAACCAGTATAAATGTAGAGAAATATCACTTATACCTCAAAAACAAATGGAAGAAATTACAACTGATGTTGATATTCAACATTTTGAAAGTGTAGATCAAATTGTTGCAGGTGAGATTGCAGCACTAGATACAGAAAACTTCAACAAGAAGATGCTATTGGACATTTATAACGAACTATGATACGTATTAAAGATTTAACCGTAAAGAACTTTATGAGTGTGGGCAATCAAACCCAGGCTGTAGATTTTAACAAAGAACAACTTACACTTGTACTTGGCGAGAACTTAGACCAAGGTGGCGACGATGCAGGATCTCGTAACGGTACTGGTAAAACTACAATTATTAACGCATTAAGTTATGCGTTATACGGACTAGCATTGACTAATATTAAAAGAAACAATTTAATTAACAAAACTAACAGCAAGGGTATGTTAGTTACACTACATTTTGAAAAAGATGGAGTTGATTATAGAATTGAACGCGGTCGTTCGCCTAATGTTCTTAAATTTTATGTAAATGATCAAGAACAAGAAATGACAGACGAGTCTCAGGGAGATAGTCGCAAGACACAAGAGTCTATTAATACCTTGTTAGGTATGAGTCATGATATGTTCAAGCATATTGTTGCACTAAACACTTATACCGAACCTTTCTTGAGTATGCGACAGAACGATCAACGTGCTATTATCGAACAGTTATTAGGTATTACAATTTTATCTGAAAAGGCAGATAATCTAAAAGAACAAATTAAACAAACTAAAGATGCTACTACTCAAGAAACATTAAAGATTGAAGCAATACAAACTGCTAATAGTAAAATTGAAAGCACTATTGAAAGTTTGCAGGGAACACAACGTGCTTGGATGTCTAAACAAAAAACAAGTATTAGTAAATTAGAACAAGCAATCGACGAATTAGAGCATTTAGACATTGAAGCTGAATTAGATTCACATGAAAAATTACAAAACTGGACTGAACACAACAACGCTATTTTAGCTCTTAAAAAAGAATTAAGCACATTAGAGCCTGCACTACAACGTGCTGACAAAAGTGTTGAAAAGGCAAATAAAGACATCGCAAATTTAGAAGATGCTACATGTTATACTTGTGGCCAAGAGCTACATGCAGACAAAAAAGCAGAGATTGCAGAGCGCAAGACTAAAGAATTAGATGATGCATTAGCATATCAAAAAGAAGTAAGCGATAAACTTGTTGATGTTACTAAAGCACTTTTTGATATTGGTGAGATTAACGGAAAACCTACTGTATTTTATGAAACTGCTAAAGAAGCATACGATCATAGACAAAATGTTGAAAGTTTAAAACAGTCTCTAACTTCAAAACAACAAGAAACTGATCCATATCAAGCTCAAATTGATGAGCTAAACAATACTGCAATGCAAGAAATTAACTGGTCAGCTATAAACGACCTAACTACGTTTAAAGAGCATCAAGAATTTTTATTAAAACTACTAACAAACAAGGATAGTTTTATTCGCAAGAAAATTATTGAACAAAATTTAGCATACTTAAACAACAGACTTACATATTATATTGTTAAATTAGGATTACCACATCAAGTTGTTTTCCAAAATGACCTTGCTGTTGAAATTACACAACTAGGACAAGACTTAGACTTTGATAATTTGTCAAGAGGCGAGCGTAATAGACTTATACTCGGTATGAGTTTTGCGTTTAGAGACGTTTGGGAAAGTTTGTATCAAAATATTAACTTGTTATTCATTGACGAATTAATTGATAGTGGTATGGACACTGCCGGAGTTGAAGGTGCTTTGGGCGTACTAAAGAAAATGGGTAGAGAAAGAGACAAAAATGTTTACCTTATCTCTCACAAGGACGAACTAGTAGGTCGAGTTAATCATGTTATGAGAGTTATAAAAGAAAATGGCTTTACAAGTTATGCAAATGATATAGAGATTGTAGAATGAAACTGAAAGTAGGTGTACGAGGAAGTAAATTAGCACTTGCATATGCTGATCGTGCATGTAAGGATCTAGGATGTGATACAGAAATTGTACCTATAAAAACACAGGGCGATTTAAATCCAGATGTGCCTATTTACGAAATAGGCGGTAAAGGAGTATTCTGTAGTACTATTGAAACTGCTTTACTCAATGGTGAAATTGATGTTGCAGTGCATAGTCTAAAAGATATGCCCGGCGAAGAACATCCTGATCTAGTAATATCAGCAATGTTAAAAAGAAATAGTCCTCATGATGTGTTGATTGGAAAGGTAAGTTACGGATTTACTATTGGTACAAGCAGTCCTCGTCGTGAAGCACAACTAAAAGAAATGTATAGTAACATAGGTGTACAAATTAAACCTATTAGAGGAAACATAGATACTAGACTAGAAAAACTTGACAACGGCGATTATGATGCTATAATATTAGCTGAAGCTGGATTACAAGCATTAGATATTCGTCGTACATGGATAAGAGTCCCTATTATACCAGCAGTATGACAAGGAATAATTGCATTGCAAACTAGAAAAGACGATACTAACACTATTGAAATAGTTAAAAAAGCTAATCATGCTAAAACTTTTGCACAAGCACAAGTTGAACGTGCATTTTTAAAAGGCATTGGAGGTGATTGTCATACAAAATTAGCGGCACATGCAACTGGTACTAATCCTATTACACTTAAGGCAATGTATTATGGTTAATGACGATACACACGATCAACTAACAAAAGCCTACATGGAATACTTCAAAGAAAACGACAAGTTTGAAGCAAGAAATAGTGTAAGAACACATACTTCTAGTAGGAAATGGCTTAGAGAAATACGTAGATTAGCAAAACTACGTATGGAAGAAATAAGAGAAAAACACGTAACAACTAGAAAAACCAAGACCAAAGGCAAAACCGAATAGGCACACATATATACGTTCATGCAGTGGACTTATAATGGAAAAACAATAGACAAAATACCAGAAGAGTACGAAGGTTTCGTTTATCTTATTACTAATACCACTACAGGCCAAAAATATATAGGTAAAAAACTAGCAAAATTCAAAACTACTAAGCCACCACTCAAAGGCAAAAAAAATAAAAGGCGCGGCACCAAAGAAAGCGATTGGCGTAATTACTGGGGATCCAGTGATAGACTAAATGCAGACGTAGCCGCACTAGGCGAAGACAAGTTTACAAGAGAAATACTATACCTATGTAAAGGTAGGGGCGAAATGTCCTACATAGAGGCACGAGAGCAGTTTGATAGGCGAGTACTCGAAACAGATGAATACTATAATGGTATCATCAATGTTAGAGTCGGCGGATCAGACAAGCTAAAACAGGCATTGCTAGAACAAAACATCAAGGCAAAACAATCTAACACATAAGGTTGGCGGGCCAGTTTATAATACCGCTGAGTAAAGGGTGACGTGAAAATCACACTCGTACACGTTGAGCCGCGTCCGGTAGTAGGGCGGCAGGATTGACGTAGGTTGACTGTTAGCAATCGAAAAACACAACACAGTTCATAAAAACTCTTTAGCAATAGGAACGAAGCGAGAGGTAGCGTAAGCGATGTCGACGTAGGTTGGGAAAGGTCAGAGCCCATTGAACTAAGTGTATAAACAATTACCTACTTCCGAATCTCGGCTGTGACGAACTCACATGAAGTGTCAAGATTAGATGGAACCAGCGATTAGGTTCCGTCTGACTGAAACAATCTACATGAAGCAATTACAATATTACTGCGTAATATTGCTTTAATTCATATCTACTGCTTTAATCAAAACGAAGTATTATAGTTTGAGCGTAAGCGAAAACTATTTGTTACGAAGTAACAAATCTTAAATATAAAGTTGCAATAGATAAATATTATCAGTTACAGTATAAAGGAATACTCATGAGAGTAATAGATATATTAGAATCCGATGAATTAACACCGATTCCGTTGTTTGAAGAAGAAGACCCTTCGGCTATTAAAGGTTTATCTGCGGCTGGAGTTGCTGCTGGTTTAGGAAAAACTGCCGCAATAGGTGGCGGAACACTTGGAGCTGCTATAAAAGGGACTGGTGCGGCTTTGGGCAAAGCTGGAGCCGGTGACCTAACTAGTATCGGTAGCGGAATGGCAAATGTTGCAGCCAAACGTCAAGGTTTAGGAGATGTAAGTCCTGGCAAAGGAAGATTTAATATTAGTGCAATTGGTGATAAGTGGCAAATCATTGACGATGCAGGTAAACCATACGGCATAGTAAAAGACAAAGCTAGAGCAGTGTCTGTTGCAATCAAACACAATACATTAAATGCTAGATATATGAAAGGTTTAGTATCAGATGTAGATTATGATAAAGCTCTAAAAGCTATTGATGAAAAATTTAAAGTTGAAGTAAAAGGTTCAGCAACAAAACCCAAAGGCGCAATTGCTAAGACTGCTAGTGTAGCTAAGGGTTTTGGTAAAAGTATTTTAGGAGGACTAAAAGGAACTGCTATTGGTACAATAGTATTTGGATTCTTTTCATTAGAAGAATTAGCTAGTCACTTAGACGAATACGGTGATGTTTATGAAAAGGCAGGTTGTAAAGACAGCAAGGCACTTATGGCTAAAGAACGTCAAATCAAAGAATTTCTTATTATGGAAATATTATCTATTATTCCAGCTATAGCTCTAGTAGCAAGCGGATTAGTAAGGACTCTAGGAACTTTGTTAATGATTATTCCTGGAGTAGGTTGGATACTTGGCACTATATTATCATTTGCTGCTGCAGGAGCTATAGGTAGTATGATAGCAAAACTGCTTAGAAAAACATGGGTAGTTGATTGGGTAGCTGAACATGTGCTTAAAAATATGATAGGACCGAATCAACTTAAAACAATAAGTTTTGGAAATTGTCCAGAAGGCATACAAGAAGATGTGTGGAGCAATCAAATCGATGAAGATCTAAAAGCTATCACAGAAAGACAAGACAAAGTTAGTGCTGAAGTAGGTAAAAAAGCTGCACAAGCAGTAGCAAAAGAATTTAAAAAAGATCCTGAACTAGCTAAGTTACTAGCTATAACAAAACAAAAAGTAAAAGCAGGTGAAGTTAAACCATTACCTAAGAACTAGAGAAACGGCATTTTAGATTCTTTAGTAAGTTCTATATTTTCTTTGATAATTTTATTTAACACTTCTTTATCTTCCTGATTAAGAGTGTGCATTAGATCATAGTAAGATAATGATCCACGCATAAACCATCCTAATTTATACGCATCATATTTTATTTGTTTGATATCGTTAGTGTATCTTTCGTCTAACTCTATTATATCAGATTCCGAGAGTTGAACGAGCTGTTGCCGAAAAAACTTGAATAATCCAAATTAATTTTTGCCTTATACTTATTGTCACATTCTTGACAGTCAACATCAAACGTAGGCAATTGCCAACTTTCTGAAATGTCCTTTATTTTAACCTGTAGATCTTTATAAAACTTAGCATCATTATTAGAAATAAATTCGAGTATTTTTGAACTATCTGCTTCTTTATCGGTTCCGTCGGTGATATTATCTATATAAGCGACACTTAACCTTAACTGTATATTAGTCATTTGATTAAGAAGTTCTTGCAACATTTTTTCTTTTTCTAAGTTTTGCTCCCTACCACCAACTTGTATTTGTGCAACTTGTCTTTCTAAAGTATACTGCTCTTGTTGAAATCCAGTATGTGTTTTATAATCAATTGGAGCAAGATTTACAGTTAACTCATTAAGCATAAAACTTTCATGGCTTTTATACGTGCTAAAACTATTTAAAAGATACGACAATTTAATTTCATTTGTATTTTTAGCTTCACAATTTGCACAAGTTGTTTCTAAAGGTAGTGAATCACTATAACTTGCCATTCGAATCGCAATCAATACATAGTCCATATCATACCCAATTAACCGCCACGGATTTAATATGGTAGGAATACAACTTTGTATAACCCTAACAGTTGCTTCTCCAGTAAATAATGCATCTGGCGTTTTTAACATAATTTCATCCATAGCAGTCATTCCGTAGACTGGGATCTGTGTAGTTTGCATATCCTGCAACACAGTATTATCATAAAATTGTCCATTACTAGGCAAATCTATAAAGATTTTTGGCTGTCTAGTATGTTTTTTTAAAAAATCGCTCATTTCGTTCCTTGCATAAATAGTTATACAAGTGTATTTATATACCAAAAAAATAAGTGTTAAGGAAATTGAATGGCGCTAGATCCACAAGATAGAGATGCAATAGTAGAAGCTATATCTGCTGGCTTTGCAAAAGCCACTCCATCTAAGACACAAACTCCTAGTACCGGTGGTAACGATCCAATACCAAAGGTTGGTGCTACTCTTGAAAAATCGGTTTCTGGATTTGGTAGAGTATTAGACCAAGGCGGAGGTAGTTTAACGGCCGCTTCTAAAGATTTTGCAAACATGCTACCTAATGCATTATCAGGTGTTAGCAAAGCTGGAACATCAATAATTAAAACTCTTGAAGATTCACAAACAGTATTCCAAAATATGGCTAAAGTTGGTGGAGGTCTAGGCGGAGATCTTGGCCAAATTAGAGCTGAAGCCGGTAAGGCAAGGATGCCACTGGATGCTTTTGCTAACATGGTATCTAATAATTCTGCGGCTCTTGCAGGATTGGGCGGAAGTGTAAGCGATGGTGCAAAACGTTTTGCAGATTTAAGTAATGCAATGTTTGAAGAAGGTGTAATTGATGGATTTATGAATCTAGGTTACAACATTCAAGAAGCTAACGAATTTGTAATGAAAAATACAGAACTTACAAGACGATCTGCAATGCTTAGTAGTAGGTCAGATGCTGAACAAGTAAAAACTGCTCAAGAACTTGCAAAAAATATGAGTATTGTTGCTAAACTAACTGGTAAAGATGCACAACAGATGCAAGACGACTTAATCTCAAGACAAAGAGATGGTGCTACACAAGCTAAACTTCGTTTGTTAGAAATGGATGGTGTAACAGGTGCTCAAGATGCATATAACGCCGCACAGACAAGTCTTAATAAAGGTCCGGCAGTTTTAAAGAACTTGTTTGACGATTTAATGCAAACTGGTGCTCCTATGACAGAAGCAACTAAGAACTTTGCTGCAACTAACCAAGAAGCATACGAACTTGCAAGACAAGCTGCTGAAGCAAACAAAAGAGGAGATGTAGCAGAAGCACAAAGATTAGGTGCAGAAGCAGCTGCGGCCGCAAACAAATTTGCCGCAAGTAGACAAGGTTTACAACTTGCTACACTCGCACAAGCTAGTGATATAGCAAAAGGCCAAGCAAATGTTCTTGAAGAAATGGGTCCAGTTATTGATGCAACACAAGCATTACAGAAAAAAATTAAAGATGCAACAGGCGAAGAACTTACATTTAGAGAAGCGTTTAACGCTAACCTAGCACGGTTAACTGATAATACAAAACTTCAAGTTGACGGAGCTGGTGTAAATCAAGATGCATTAACAGCACTTAACAAAGGACAACAAGCTCTAGCAAACACAGCAGGAAAGATGCAAGAAGAGATAGGTGAACAGATACAAACTAATAGTGTACTTATGAAAACCTACAGCACTGTTGCTGATAATATTGATTCAACATTAAGTACAACCTCTAACGAATTCTTAAAAGGTTTAGCAGAAGCACTACCTGGCGCCTCCCTAAAAGAACAAATAGGTGGAATAGAAATGTTCCAGACCGAATTAAAAGAATCTGGAGTTTTGTTTGATGATACAATAAAGAAACTTAATACTCTTACTAGTGGTAGCGCAAGTGAAAAAGAAAAAAGAGAAGCACTTGACACATTAATTCAGCAGGGTGTCCTTGATACCAATAAAACATTAACAGAAGGTTTTGCCAAAGCCCTAGCTGGCATTGCAGATAAAAATGTATCAACACAAGTAGAACAAGGAAACATAACTGAAGAAGGCGGATCATCTTGGCAATATATAAAAGATTTCTTTCAAAGTATTAATCCCTTCAATGAAGGTACAGGCGGTTTCCAAGACTTTGGCAAAGGAACAGCAGCATTATTACATGATTTAGAAGCAGTTGTGCCTGCAAAATCTCCTGAAGGACAACTATTAGCAAAAGCTTCTAACGGAGAGCTTAGTAATGTAATTAATAGTATAACTAAAGGATTTGATCCAGCTGCATTGGCTGCAGCAACCGCAGGTCAAGAAAGTGCTCCTCCAAAAGTCCTACAAGACTTGATGACAGATATGTCATCTCCTAACACAAGCACTCAAGGTAACACAAACGAAGATCTTTCAGAAACCATAAATCAAACTTTACAACAGCTGATTCAAATAAATAGTAGACAGTTAACAGAGATACAAAAACAAGTTAAAGCCACTAAAGGCATGAATGGCAATATGATGTCAAACGTAGGATTATAAATGAGCTGGAAAAAATACTTTACACCTGTTAGTGCAGGAAATGAAACATCAGGAACTTACTCCCCAATAAATGGAGCAAGTGCTGTAACTAGGCCAGGACCAGCTCGCAGTAATTATTCAAGTTTTTTACCTGACGTCTATACAGGAACTCCAAACAGAGTTGAAAGATACGGACAGTACAACACAATGGACTTAGATTCAGAAGTGAATGCTGCACTTGATATTCTTGCAGAATTTTGTACACAAAAACACAAACAAAACGGAACACATTTTACATTTGACTATAAGAAGCAGGCTACTAATTCCGAAGTACAAATTTTAGGACAATACCTACAACAGTGGTATAAGATTAATAATTTTGAAAAACGTATGTTTAGACTTGTACGTAATGTATTCAAATACGGAGACGGATTCTTTTTAAGGGATCCTGAAACTAAAAAACTTTATCATGTAGATCCTGCAAAGGTAAACAGAATAATTGTTAACGAATCAGAAGGTAAAACACCAGAACAGTATATTGTAAAAGATGTACAATTTAATTTTAGAGACTTAGTAGCAACTAAACCACACCAGACAAATGGAAACATAACTGGTGGCGGAAGCGGATACTACGAAGGCGGCGTGAGAGGAATGGTAGGTAACTATCCTAACCAAGCTGGATCAAGATTTACAATTGAAGACGGTGAAGTTGCAATAGCTGGAGAACACATGTTTCATCTCAGCTTGTCAGAAGGTTTAGACAACAACTATCCATTTGGTAATTCATTGTTAGAAAGTATTTTTAAAGTATACAAGCAAAAAGAATTACTTGAAGATGCTATTATTATCTATCGTGTACAACGTGCGCCAGAGCGTAGAGTATTTTATGTCGACGTAGGTAATATGCCATCACACCTTGCTATGCAATTTGTTGAGCGTGTAAAAACAGAAATACATCAAAGACGTATTCCAAGTAAAACAGGCGGTGGAACAAATGTTATTGATAGTGCATATAATCCTCTATCAACTAACGAAGATTACTTCTTTCCGCAAACAGCAGAAGGACGTGGATCTAAAGTTGAAACACTGCCAGGAGGTACTAACTTAGGAGAAATTGATGACCTTAGATATTTTACTAATAAGCTCGTACGCGGCTTACGAATCCCTAGCAGCTACTTGCCTACAGGCGCTGACGATGCAACTGCAAGCTACAATGATGGAAGAGTCGGCACAGCATTTATACAAGAATTAAGATTTAACACATACTGTGAACGATTACAAAACCTACTTGCAGACGAGTTTGATCAAGAATTTAAAAGATATTTGTTAGAAAAAGGTGTTAACATTGATACAGCAATGTTTGATTTAAAATTCCAACCGCCACAAAACTTTGCAGCCTATAGACAAACAGAATTAGACAACCAAAGAATTGGTACTTGGTCACAAGTACAAGCAATACCATACATTTCAAATAGATTTGCACTAGAAAGATTCTTAGGATTAAGCACAGAAGATATTGCTAAAAATGAAAGACTTTGGAAAGAAGAAAATCAAGAAAACTTAACACCGCCACCAGGTGATGCCGCAGGCGAAATGCGTGGTGTAGGAATCAGTAGTGCAGGCATCAGTGCTGATAGTGATGGCGCAGAAGAAACAGCAGACATAGAAGGTGGCGAAGACGG